GCTTTACTAGCCTTAGCTATTGCTGTACAAGCTTGGCTAATAGGCTTATCAACCGCTTCCTTCTCTCTTTTCTCTCTTCCGGATTGCACTGCAATACCAGTAGGATTGGTTACTGTAGGACCTTGAAGTTCTACATCCTCAAACCAGGCATATACGGAAATAGTTACAAAATTCAAAGATATTGCTAAATCTTGAGTCATATGTTTTAGATCAGCAATAGTATAAAGAATTATTGTTCCTAAAGATCGTATAATATCAGCCTGAGTAAGGTCAACATAATCTGCGGGATAAAAGAAAGGCAGCATCATTTCTGCACCTTCAGAAGTAGTAGCATCTAAAAATACCTTAGGGCACTGAGACATACCTACTCTATTAGTTAATGTAAGCGGACTGCGAAAAGTCATAGCATCTATAGAACTAAATGGCAAATAACTCGCCATAATTTTTCCATAGTAAAAGCTATTACCATTTAGTACAAATTTAACATGGCATTTGCCCTTAAATAGAGTATAACCTGCAATCTTATTAGCTACTCTTTTATTTTTCATTAGTAATAGCCAAGGATCAAAGGACTCATTAACAATTCCAGGACCCCAATATGCAGTCTTAATTAAAACAGGTCTTTTAAGAAACTCATGTAACGAAACATCATCATCATTTATTCTAGAAGCTGGTACACTACCTCCTATATTCAAATTATTTCTATCTACTTGCTGTACAAAGTCAAGTACCTGCTCTTTCTGGGATTCTACTCCAGATTGTTGTACAATTTGCGCTCTCTCCTGAGCGACTTCCAGTTTAACGACCGACTGGTTTTGGTCTTCATTCTCTCTAAAAGTGTTTTGGGTCCATTCGAACCAATTTTCCGGATTTACTATAAGAGACAAAAACCGCCTAAAAGAAAGTTGTATATCCGTTAACTTTCTTTCGGTAACCAAATTTTCGTCAATAAAAGGTTTCCTCCAAAGTTCTATCTGATCTTCATAAGTCAAGTCGATAGCTTTACTGAACCTCAACAAATCATGCTTGATTAAAATGCTCTTTAGCTTAGGCCGAGCGATTTCATAGTACGTTTTACCATAAAATTTTACTTCAAACAAGAAATTATCTACGCATTGTCCAGTAATAGCTTCTATGCTCATTGTCTTCGGTGGAACGTGACACAATAAGCATTTAAATGCACTTTTAAGTTCTAAAGGAGCTGTATATACTTTTAAGTTTTTATCATAATACAATTTCCTCTTTAAAAATTCTATCTCAGATAGAGAATAAAATTTAATATTTGACCTAGCTCCTTTGCTAAGGTCGGTTCCCTGTATTCCTATAGCGTCCCATGCATCTAATATAGAAGAAACGTTAAACTTCTTCATACCATTTACCACATTTGCTACTGAATCATCTCCAAACGTCCTAAGTGCTACATCATCCCTAAATAACTTATTTAGAGGTATTTTAGGAATAATCTTAAAATAAGCCATCCTATAATTTAGACTATTTATAATACACCCCAAAAGAGAAGTCAAATTGGTGCCTGAAGGAATTAAGCCCTGAATTATGACTAGGTCTCCATTCATATTAACTACGGAATAACACATAATATGTTTCAAACACTTTATAACATTTCTATCTAAAGAAGTTAAGTTTCCATATGTCTCTATAGGATAAAATATAATATCTACTGCAGCACTAACTATCCTAAACTGAGTTGTTAAGTCGAAATTCTTTAAATCTAGTGCTAACAAATTCCATGATGGGTTAAACTTACGTAATGTCTCCACCATTTTGTGCCAATCAGTTCCATGAGGATTAATTCCTACGGTAGCTTCAGAATAAATGGTGTTAAGAAAGAAAAATCTACATGTAGAAAGAGAATACCTTCGTAGTATCATTTGAGTGATAATACTACACATATAAAAAGATCTAACTTTCCCAACATCAATTTTCTCTTGTGCTGTAGCCTCATTCTTCAACATTTGAACATATACATCGTAAGTCAGCTGGCCTTGTTCCAATAACTTCATAGCTTTATGATATGCTTCCATAACGAAGTCATCCAATATCCACACATCATTAACTTGAGTAGCATACTTAGATTTAATTCCAGGATAATATGCTCCAAAAGCTGAAGACATATTCAATCCCCCCATAAATTTCTTAGACGCAACTCCATTTACTACTTGGAAATCATCTAATAAAACTAATTCATCTTTCCAATAAGATGGTGCTGCTTTCAAAGGAATATCTATGCTTTTGATATAATCCGCTTTTGCCTTCTCAAGTATAGAAAAATGTGAGAAAGGTTTTCTAGTAGATAATACTTCAACTATGCGATTAACTCCATATCGCTTATCACCACCATATGTAAAAGGAGCTGGGCCAAACCTATACGGAATTTTAAAGGCTTCTACTACGTCTTTATAAATAGGAGTATACACAACTCGAGACTCGGGCTTATATCTTTTATGTATAGTTCCTATAATTTCTACTCCATCAATACGCTTATCAGTGACTAGGAAAGGATTATTTTTATAAACATCCAAAGTATGTATATCACTCCCAAACATACTAGTATTAAAACCACTTTGTTGTTCTAGAACGCAGTCTTTCCTACTGGCTAAAGCCTTTTCCAAAACTGTCCTGGAAATATATTGTGCAACACTAATCCTAGAAGTAGAATTACCTCCAACATGAATTCCCAATATACTACTTGATTTATGAGTATGATCTATCAATACAGCTCCGCATAAGCCTTTAAAATTATCACTCTTATAAAAGTACCCAGAAAAATGTCTAGTAGTATTTTTATCTGTATTATAACAATCATC